AATTATAACTTACTTTATCACGTAATAAAAAGGTTTATATTATGAGTAGAAAAAATGATGATTTAATAGTTGAAATTGTAAACGACAGAACCAAAAATAAGGATACGCGCGACAGTCCAACCCCAAACAAGGCAGGTTCTAAAGTACGCGAACCACGTTCAAGGGGTAAAATAGCAGCAGTGACGGCAGCACAGGATAAGGCAGCTGACAAGGTACGCTCAGAACGTAAGGAGGCAAGCAGACTTGTATCACTAGCTAACAAGCGTTTAAGACGCTTAGAACAGAAGGGAATGACAGATAACCCAGCCTATGTTAAAAGTGGTGGTTATTTCTCAATAGCAGGGAAAAATCAACGTGAAACACAAGCGGAATTAAGACGTTTAGACAAGTTTATTAATGCTGTCACCTCAACGGTTCGTGGTACAAATAGTTATTTAAAAGACATGGCACAAAACACAGGGGTTCAATACAAAAACTTAACTGATTTAAGAGCAAAATCAAAACAGTTTTTTGAGCTTGCAAGTAAGACAGAACAATATTTAAGAACCGTTGAAGATATGGCAAGCGCAATCGACTACAACCAAATATGGCAACAAATAAACGTTTATGTCAAAGAAAATAAAGTTGATTTATCACTAGCGCAAGGTGACATAGACGGTATGATTAAACACGTATCACAAGCATTAAAAAAGTTCGAAGATACAACAACAGTTAACAGCGTAACATTCCGTCTTAAAAAATAGGATTTATCTAAATGCTACCCTATACCGATATGATTAATTATTTAAGCAACATTGAATTGCCAACGATTAAGAACAATAAAAAAGTTGAATTTTATAACATTGAAGGAGGTTTTGATATTGAAACAACATCGGTTAAGGTGGCAGATGATAAACGTGCTTTTATGTATGTTTGGCAGTTCGGTATAGGATACCAAAACCGTGTTTTTTATGGTAGAACGTGGTTGGAATTTGTAGACCTATGCGAAAAATTAAGTATACATTTAGACTTATCAGAAAATAAACGCCTAGTAATCTACGTTCACAACTTAGGTTATGAGTTCCAATTTATGCGTAAATATTTTGATTGGTTAGACGTATTCAGTGCAAGTGAACGTAAACCAATAAAAGCATTGTGTAGTCTAGGTATTGAATTTCGCGACAGTTTTATATTATCAGGATATTCATTAGAAAATACAGCTAAGAATCTAGCAAAACATAAAATTAAAAAGATGGTTGGTGACCTTGATTATTCATTAACACGCACAACATCAACCCCACTTACCAACGATGAAATAAATTATTGTATTAATGACATACAAATAATACTGGCATATATCAACGAACAAATAGAGTATAGTGGGGACATTTCAAAAATACCTATGACAAACACAGGTAGGGTTCGTAAATACGTACGTGACGCTTGCTATATCGGCGACAGTAAAAAAGGACGCGCAGGACGCTATTTAAAATATCGTAAAATAATGGAAGATTTAACCCTTGATACTGAAACATACAATCAACTAAAACGCGCTTTCATGGGCGGGTTCACTCACGCAAATGCTAATTACGTAGGCGACATTGTAGAAAATGTAACGTCAATAGATTTTACATCTTCATACCCATCGGTTATGGTGTCGGAAAAATTCCCAATGTCACGGTTTAAAAGTGTTTCATGTGAAACAGTAGCAGAATTTGAAAAACTAGCTGAAACATATGCTCTAATTTTTGACGTTCGCTTTATTAATTTAAGACCCGCCATAAAACAAGAAAACTATATTTCAGCGTCAAAATGTAGGGATTTAATAAATCCAATTATAAACAATGGACGCGTTTCAAGTGCTGATAGTTTACTATTAACCATGACAGAAATTGATTATAGTATTATGAAACAGGCATATGATTGGGACGAAATAGAAATAGGGGATATGAAACGCGCATACAAGGCATATTTACCTAAAGCAATTTGTGAAAGTATCCTAAAACTTTATCAAGGTAAAACAGAATTAAAAGACGTTCAAGGTTCAGAAGTTGAGTATTTATTATCGAAAGGTATGTTAAACAGCATTTACGGAATGAGCGTTACCGATGTTGTAAAAGACAATGCTATTTATGATGACCATAGTGAAAGCTGGGAAACTGAAACACCTGAAAAGTTTGATGAAATAGAAAAATATAATAACTCACGCAACAGGTTTTTATATTATGCGTGGGGTATATGGGTTACAGCGTATGCGCGTCGTAATCTCTGGACGGGAATTATTGATGTAGGTGATGATTATATTTATTCCGATACTGATAGTTTAAAACTAATAAACTATGAAAAACATTTGTCTTATATAAAATGGTTCGATGCTCAAATTATTGATAAAATGACAGCAGTATGTAATCACCATAAATTAGACGTAAAATTACTAAAACCTAAAACACAAAAAGGGGTGTTTAAAATGATGGGTGTTTGGGATTTCGAAGGGACATACAACCGATTTAAAACACTAGGGGCTAAACGATATTTATATCAAGATGGGGATAAAATGCAATTAACGGTAGCGGGTTTAAGTAAAAGAAACGGTTTAAATTATATGATTGAACAAACAAATAATGACCCAATAAAAGTTTTAAAAATGTTTGATGATAGTTTACACATACCCGCGTCTAAAACTGGTAAAATGACCCATACATACTTAGATTTAGAACAATCATTCACAGCAACCGATTATCTAGGGGTTACAGTTGACGTTCACACATTATCAGGTGTGCATCTTGAAATTTGTGATTTCACACTAAGTATGTCGGAAATGCAAAAAACATATCTATCAAATTTAAAATTAGGGTATTCATTCACAGGGGTTAGTACACAATGAGTAATTATTATTCAACTCAAAAAATAGAAAAAAAAGACGCGACCTATAACGTAATTTTTGGGGAAAGGTCAAACGGTAAAACATACGCATTATTATTGAAAAGTATAAAAGCGTATTTTAAAGACGGTTCACAATTTGCGTACGTACGACGATGGAAGGAAGATATAACAGGTAGACGCGCTCAACGTCTTTTTAGTGGTGTGAATGATAACAATGAAATAAGTAAATTATCACAAGGTTTATTTACAGGGGTTCACTATTGGGCGGGTAAATTTTACTTATGTAATTACGATGATAAAGGCAAGGTTATATATGGTGATAATGACGTAATAGGGTTTACGTTTAGTTTGTCAGATGGCGAACACGACAAGTCAACATCATTCCCCAATATAACAAACATTATTTTTGATGAATTTTTAACAAATCGTTTATATTTAGTAGATGAATTTGTTTTGTTTATGAATACAGTTTCAACTATCGTTCGTAGACGTGAAAACGTTAAAATTTATATGTTAGGTAATACCGTAAATAAATATTGCCCGTATTTTAATGAAATGGGGTTAGATAAAGTTCCTGAAATGGAACAAGGTTCTATTGATGTTTATAAATATGGCAGCAGTGAATTAAAAGTCGCGGTAGAGTATTGTGCATCTATAGACAATAAAAAAGACAGACCCTCAAACAAATATTTTGCGTTTAACAACCCAAAACTAGAAATGATAACAGGTGGCGCGTGGGAATTAGCAATATATCCACACCTACCATATAAATATAAACCTAAAGACATTCTACTGATTTTCTTTATTGAATTTTCAGATAATGTTTATCAATGTGAAGTTATAAACATTAATGACGTGGCTTTCATATACATTCACGACAAAACAACGCCTATAAGAAAACCTGATGACCATATAATTTATTCACTAGAATATAAACCTGAAATGAATTATAATCGTAATCTATACCGTCCTAATGGTCGTATGCAAGAAAAGATACTTTATTTTTTTAAACATGATAAAGTATTTTATCAAAACAACAACATTGGCGACGCTATAAACAACTTTTTGAAAATTTGTAAATAGGGGTTTTTATGGATATGGCAGCAATTGAAATAATTAACGTGGTTGGATTCCCGATTGCCGTTTGTATCGCGTTATTTTGGTTTACCAATCAAATGATAAAAGACAATCGAAAAACCGAAGCTGAGTTCAGACAGGCATTACAACAAAATACCGATGTAATGCGCGAGCTTGTTATACTTATACGGGAGCGTTAGAGATGTATGATTTTAAACGAAAAGATTCAAACATAGACCAACTAAATAGGTATATGTTAACCAAAACATTGTCTATGTTTGAATGGGCAAATTTACCTGAAACAATACCGTCAAAAGAAATTGAGCGTTTATTACAAATCAGTGGGTATGCGTTTGTAACAAAAGCTGATGACGGTAAATTATATGCTTTTAACGGTGGTTTAGGTGGCGTTCCTGATGTATATGGTAACCATACAGAAATTGTAATAAGCAATCCCGCTTTAAAATTCAATAAAACTTGTAACCTAAAAACAGACGGTGTTTTAATTTCAAACGATGATTTAAAAATTGGTTTGATACCACTATTTACTAAGCATAATTTTATGTTAGTGGAAAACGATATTAATATGTTATTGCATGGTTACAGCACACGTATGCAAACATTAATTTCTGCTAGTGATGATAAGACAAAAGACAGCGCAGAAAACTACATTAAAAAAGTGGTTGATGGTGAAATATCAATAATTGCTGAAAACGCGCTTTTCGATGGTGTGAAAATACAATCGGTGCATAGTTCACAAGGTAGCAGCGTAACGCAATTAACAGAATACCATCAATACATAAAAGCAAGTATGTTAAATGAAATTGGTTTGTCTGCTAATTTCAACATGAAACGCGAACGTTTAACTACTAGTGAAGTTGAGCAAGGTGATGATAGTTTATTCCCTTTTGTTTATAACATGATGCAAAATAGAATTTCAGCAGTTAAAGAAATTAACGAAATGTTTGAAACGTCTATTGATGTAGATTTCGGTTCTGTTTGGAATTTGAAAAATAGAAAATTAGTAGATGG